GGCTCCTTACTGCCCCGGCGTGCGGTACAAGCCCCCCACAAAGGAAAATTCGTCATGGCGAACACTTCTGCGCCTTTCGGTTTCCGGCAGTACAGTGGCACTGGCTCGGCCCCGACCTATGAACAGGTCACGGGATTTTGCGCCTACAATACCGCCGCCATGTACTTCGGTGACCCCATCTTCCAGAACGCGGATGGCTCGGTTTACCCAACCACTCCGGGCACTGCGGCCCTCGCGGGCGTCTTTGTCGGCTGCAAGTACCTCTCGGTCAGCCAGAAGCGTACCGTGTGGTCGAACTACTGGGGCGCGGCTGACGTTGCCTCGACCAACACCGTTGAAGTCTACGTCGTCAACGACCCGAATGCGAAGTTCATCGCTCAGGTCGGCGGCTCGTCTTCGACTGGCCTCGCCACCACCGACATCGGCTCGAACGTCCAGTTCGCTTACGGCACCCCCAGCACCGCCAGCGGTATCTCGGGCGCCTACATTGACATCACTGTGACGCCGACCTCCACTAGCACGCTTCCCTTCCGCGTTGTTAGCCTTGTCACTGACCCCCCGGGCTCGAATGGTACGTCGTCGGGCGCTTACAACTATGCGGTTGTGGCGTTCAATAACGTCGTCACCAAGACCCTGACCGGCATTTAAGGAGTAAGGTACCATGGCTGTTAATCTTTCAGCAATTAAGGACCTTCTGCTCCCCGGCCTGCGTGGGGTTGAAGGCAAGTACGAGATGATCCCGTCTCAGTACGACAAGATCTTCACTAAGCATGACTCGAAGCTGGCGCTCGAACGTACTGCCGAAATGCGGTACCTCGGCCTCGCCCAGCTCAAGACCGAAGGCGGCCAGACCTCCTTCGATAACAATGCCGGTGAGCGTTACGTCTACAATCAGGAGCACAATGAAATTGCGCTTGGCTATGCCATCACGCGCAAGGCTATTGATGACAACCTGTACAAGACGCAGTTCCACCCGTCGAACCTTGGCCTGATCGAATCGTTCCAGCAGACCAAGGAAATCTACGGCTCGAACATCCTGAACACCGCGACCACCTACAATGCCAATATTGGCGGCGATGGCGTGGCGCTGTGCTCTACGTCTCACCCGATTGACGGCAGCACCGTGGCGAATAAGCCCACCACGGATGTTGACCTCAACGAGGCGACCCTGCTGAACGCGATGATTTCGATCCGGACGAACTTCAAGGATCAGGCTGGTCTGAAGGTGTTCGCTCGGGGCCGCAAGCTGATCGTTCCCCCGCAGCTTGAGCCGGTCGCCATCCGCCTTACCAAGACGGAACTCCGTCCGGGTACGTCGGACAACGACGTTAACGCGCTGCTCTCGACTCCCGGCGGCCTGCCGGAAGGCTACATGGTCAACGACTTCCTGACCTCGGCGTATGCTTGGTTCCTTCTGACCAACATCGACGGCCTGTCGTACATGGAGCGCGTGAAGTTCGAATCCGACATGCAGGTGGACTTCGTGACCGACAACCTGCTGGTCAAGGGCTATGAGCGGTACTCGTTCGGGTACTACAACTGGCGCTCGATCTACGGTTCGTTCCCGACCTCGTAAGTCACACTGACCAAAGGAGAATCCTTATGGAAATCAATGGTGGTCAGAGCCCCAATCCGGCGGGCAGTCCGGTGTGGCCCACTTCGGGCTTCACCGGGCCGCTCATCGCGGGGAATGTGCAGCAGAATGACGGCACGGGTAACCTTGCCGTCGTTGGTGGATACAACGGCCTCGCCAATACCGGCTACGCCGAAATGGTCCAGACAGCCAAGGTCACTCAGGCCAGTTCCGCTGGCACTGTGATCGTCATTCCGGCCCAGAGCCAGATCCTCTCCATCGACCTGATGGTGACGACTGCTTGGACCGGAGCGGCGAAGACTGCAGGTATCGGCACCACGGCTTCGGCCACGGCGCTGACTACTGCGGGCGCGGTTGACGGCTCGGCCCTTGGCCGCATCATCGTCACTCCCGGCACTGGCGCTACCCAGATCAACAACTGGGTGAATGTCGGCAACACCGACATTCAGGTTAATGTTACTTCCACCAACACCGGCTCTGGCGTGGGGTACCTTGTGGTCCGCTACGTTCAGGGCATCAATCTGTCGTAAGGAGGCGGATTATGAAGGGACGTAAGACTCGCGCCACTGGTGGCGTTAATGAAGCCGCCGAGGACCTTGGTCGCTCGCCGGAGCGCCGCAACATTGCCCCGAAGATTTTCGACGAGGCAGAGAAGCGGAAGCGTGGCGGCAAGACTGTCGGTAAGATCCACGGCGAAATGGCCAAGATGCACGCGGGCCGCAAGCCCCGTAAGTCTGGCGGTGCCTGCGACAGCGGTAACCCGTTCTCGTCGGCTCGCCACGGCACTGCGCCGAAGGGCCGCAAGCTTGACATGGAAATGGATTAAGCCTTGCGGCTTTTTTGAAAGCGAACGGGGGCTTAACGGCCCCCGTTTTGCCATTGGAGATCGCTATGTCTGACGCTTGGCAACGCAGGGAGGGACAGTCTCCCTCGGGTGGTTTGAACGAAAGGGGCAGGGCCTCGCTTCGTGCTGAAGGCCACAACATCAAGCGCCCTGTGACGTCCGGAGAGGCCAAGCATAGCCCTGAGGCAGCCCAGCGCCGTGAGAACTTTCGCAGCAGGATGTGCGGAGCCAAAGAAAAGCTGACATCTCCCAAGACTGCTCATGACCCCAACAGCCGGATCAATCTGGCTCTCAAGAGGTGGGATGTGAAATGCTGAAGAAGCCTTTCTGGGACAAAGTCGCCCCCGAAGATGCTGTGAAGAAGCATCTTGATCGAGAAGGGGTCAAGATGGCCAAGGCCAAGGCACGGGCTGCTGGACGCCCGTACCCAAACCTAGTAGATAATGTGGCAGCGTCCAGAGCGGGCCACACGAAGGGTAAGCGATCAGCGGCCCAACCAGTACCGCCGCGGCGAACTGTAATTTGAAGAAGGAAGTGTGATATGACCTCTGGTGTAGTTTGCCAATCGATCAGCCGAATTGGACTCTCGGAACCTTTCGAGCTTCAGGTATCGCGCGGCCAAATTACTGGCCACAAGACAGCCCTTGTTTCGGGTGTCTCCAGCTCTGTCGGAACTTCTTTTTCGACGGTTTGGAGCCAGAATAATATCTATTCCTATCCTTCCTCGGCTACTGTTCTCGAAATCTCTAGCTCAAGCGCAAATGATACTGCTGCCGGTACCGGGGCTCGTACAGTCTCCATCTATGGGCTTGACGGCAATTACAATGAAATCAACGAGACCGTGACGCTTAATGGCCAGACTGCGGTTAATACAGTTAACTCTTATCTGAGGGTTTTCCATCTCGCCGTCTTGACGGCGGGATCCGGCGGCGCCGCAAGCGGTACTATTTATGCGGGCACTGGAACTGTGACGTCTGGTGTGCCCGCAAACATTTACGGCACATACACTACTGGTGCTGGTGCGACGGCTTGCATCTGGACGGTGCCGGCGGGTTACACTGCCTTCTTGAATACATATTCTTCGGGATATGGCAGCACCACGGCAAACGCTTATGGCAGTGTATCTGTATGCGTCAGGCCTTACGGGTCTGTCTTTGATACTATCTTGCAGGGGCGCACCTCTAACGGAACTGCCTTGGTGGTTTCATATCCATATCCATTGGCCATTCCGGAAAAGAGCGATATTGAAATCCGCGCCCTTTCCTCCACCGCAGGGGCAAATATCACTGCCGAATTCCAGATTATTTATATTCTCAATGACGGCGCTCTTTAAGGGAGAGGGTAATGACCGCGAGCGGGACTTACACTTACAATCCCTCGCTTGGCGAGTTGACGCTTTACGCGTTCAATCTGTGTGGGATCCGCAATACCGAACTCCTTCAGGAGCACATGGAGTCGGCCCGCATGGCGGCCAACCTGCTTCTGGGACGGTGGTCATCCGAGGGCGTTAATCTGTGGATGGTGACGAAGCAGTCGATCCCCTTGGTTCAGGGGCAGGCGACGTATAATGTCCCAACCAACAACATTG